TGCCACAACCCTCGACAACCTCGGATTAGCGCACGACACGACCGAGGTCGAGGCAATGATCGACGCGCTACAGCGTGAGTCAGGCGTAGCCGACGACGCGCTACGACCGGCGTACGACCGTCTAGTGAGATCTATCGGCGACACCGAGCAGGCTACGAGCACGCTACGACTGGCAATGGACATCAGCGCCGGATCTGGCAAATCCTTGGACACCGTGGTGCAGGCCCTCGGGAAGGCATACGACGGCAACACAACAGGACTGAGCAGGCTCGGCGCCGGTATCGATAAGGCCGTGCTGGCGACCGGCAACATGGACACCATCACCAAGGATCTAGCCCGCACCTTTGGTGGTCAGGCGAAGACAGCAGCCGACACATACCAGGGTCAACTAGACAGGCTGGCTGTTGGCTTTGGTGAACTTCAGGAAAGTTTCGGCGCAGGTTTCCTCGGCGCCCTAGGCAAGACTGAAGGCAAGACAGGCGACCTAATGACAGCCATGCAGGACCTGCAGCCTGCACTGCAGGACGTGGGCGCTGCAGTCGGTGACCTTGTGGTCGAGCTAGCAGACATGGTCACGTCAGCCGACAAAGCAGCAAAGGCAGGCAAACGTTTCCTCGACGACCCGAACTGGGACGACCTGAGCACGCTGATACGTGAAACAGCCGACAGCAACAGTTACCTCATCAGCACATTCGTGTCAGGCCTGCCAACAGTGGGCCCGTACCTTAACGCTCTGCTGTCGCTGGTCGGTGGCTACGACGCGCTAACGGGCGCAGCCAACGAGGCATACGGCGGGGTCAGCCGTACAGCCATGGCCATGGGCAAAGGCACACCTGAGGTCGACCGCAACACTGCAGCGACCACAAGATGGAACGCGATAGCAGCGGCTAGCGGTGCAGTCGTGTCGACAACAGGTGGCAACCTCGACAAGTATTTCGCCAGCCTCAACAGCACGGCCAGCGCGACCGGTGGCGCATCAAAGGAAACCGACCTACTGACCACAGCCTTTGACCTGCAGCGCGGCGTGGTCGAGAAACTGCAGGTCAAACTCGATAAGCAGGTTGAGGACCTAGACCGAAACACGCAAGCAGCTAAGGAATACGCAAGCACACTTTCAGGCCAGTTGCTTGGTGGCATCGACCTCGGTGCTGCACAGCAGACAGGCGCCGATCTAGGCATATCGACTCTAGAAGCGTTCGACCAGCAAATAGCAGAGGCGCAGTGGTTCGGCAATGTTCTGTCGTCAATACAAGCTAGCGGCGCTGACCAGCAACTGATTGATCAAATCGCCGGTTTAGGTCCTGCAGTCGGCGGCAAACTTGCACAGGAAATGATCGACAAGGGCCTAGTCCAGACATTCAACGACAGGCTAGAAGACATCACGGCAACCGCTACGACTGTAGGGCTGGCAATGTCTGGCCAGTTCTTTGGCGCTGGCATTGACAGCGCAACAAACTTTGTTGACGGAACAATTGAAGAACTGATGCTAGAGCAGGACCGACTAAAGAAAATTGGCAAGTCGATGGGTAAAGCCATTGGCGTAAACATGAAAGCGGAAATAGCGCAGGCAGTAGCCGAAGCAGTGGCAGCAGCACAGGCCGCTAAGACTGCTGCAGCAGCCGAGCGCGCAGCAGAGATAGCAGCGCAAGCAGTGACCGTGTCTGAGCAGCAGATTGCCCAGGCACTTCAGCGACTGATAGCCAACAGCAACAGTCGGGCCGGATTCACAACTGGCGCCCCTGCGACTACTCCGGTGCTCGGATGATCCCAACCGTCCTAGTGAACGGTGTCGCCCTTGATCTAGACGGGGTCGAGTACCGGATCACTGTTAGTCACGGTCGTAACGACATCACAGCTGCGCCAGCACCAAGCGACGCCACAATGACGCTTATTGGTTTCCTGTCGATCCCAGTAGAAATTAGTGACATTGTCGAGGTCGAGTCGTACGGCGTCACGCGGTTCACTGGTCGAGTAACCGACACGATCCTGACCCACGACTACAACCCGAACGGCCCAACGCTCGGTGTCGGTGATACCTGCTACGTCGCGCGCCTCGACGTCACACTGATAGGAAACCTCAGCCTGCTCGGCCTTAAATACGTCGGCGCAGCAGGGTACGCCAAAGAACTACTCAACGACCGGGTCGAGAACATCCTCACTGATGCAGCAGTGTCCTATACAAACAACAGCGACCCACTGATGACACAAGAAGCACTAGCGGCCCTTGACGGTGGCTACTCGGCGCTCGATCTGCTCACAGCACTCGGCACCCAGACAGGTGGCACCTTGTGCGACCTACCTGACGGCGCTGTGCTGTGGGAGTCGTACAGCCGTCGAGGCTACGGCTACAACCCAGCGCATTGGGCAGACCTTGACCCCACCGACACCTGGCCAGATATCCCATACATCTGGGCAGACGTTTACGACCGTGTCGACACGGCGCCAATCACCGTCGAGCTGCCACACACTGCAGTCGCCTGGTCACCAGTCTGGCGCAACACTTCACAGACAATCCTGAACGACGTCACAGTGATCTACGGCAGCAGTCAGAACCAATCACAGAACGACACCGACCCGGCGTCGATCATCACGCACGGTCGTCGAGCGTTCACGTTGTCGACGCAACTGCACGAAGCGACAGACGCCCTGTCTCGAGCGTCGGACATCATCCGCACCCAGTCGGAACCGCGCTACGCCGTGCAATCGGTCGAGGTCCTTGTCGAGACACTGACTGACCCACTACGTGGCAGCCTGCTCGACGTCATCAGTGGCAGCAAAGTCGGCATCAATTTACTTCCGCAGCCAGCACCGATCGACGACTTTGTGGGAGTGTGCGAAGGATGGGCCGAGACATACACCCCCGGCCAGCACAGGCTAGTCCTAAGCCTGTCTGACCCACGGTTCTCATACCAGGTAGTGCGTTGGAATGAGATAAGCGCCGTCCTAACTTGGGCCGGTGTCGACCTCACTGTGCAGTGGTACAACGTAGTCACTGCAGCCGACCTAGTCGCCTAACTGAAAGGATCAAGTCATGGGACTCCCGTACGTACTATCAAGCGACCTGGTGTCGGCGTATCCGGCAAAGTCGCTTGAAATCGCGCAATACGTCGACGGCTATATTCCACTGCTCGCGATGACACAGAACGCACAGACAGGTACGACCTACAGTTTCGTGCTGACCGACTTCACGAAGCTCGTCACGTTGTCGAACGCAAGCGCCGTAGCAGTCACACTCCCGCTCGAGGCGACCGTGGCATGGCCAGCGGGCACACAGTTGCGACTGCTGAACCAGGGCGCTGGCACGGTCACTGTCGCTGGTGCTGTCGGGGTCACCATCAACGGTACGCCGCTAACGCTTGCGCAGTACAAGGGCGCGAACCTCATAAAGACTGGGACGAACACTTGGACGTTTATCCCTTTCGCTAGTGGTAGCGCTGCAGCAGTGGTGAGCAGCACTACCGGATCGCCCACCATCACCACCGATGGAACCGCGACCGTGTATGCATTCACGGGCGACGGCACGCTAGTTGTCGGCACGGGCGGCACTGCTCGCGTGTTCGTGTGCGGGGCAGGCGGTGGCGGTGGCCCCGTCATCTCCGGTGAGTCCGGGGGAGGTGGTGGCGCAGGCTGGACAAGCGACACGACCGTCGTCCTTTCCGCTGGCACGTACACCATCAAGGTGGGCACGGCGGGAGCCGCTGGCGTTTCAAATAGCAGCGGGGGAGGACGTGGCGGAGACTCCTACATAACTCTGGGCGATGCCAATATCGCGGCACCCGGCGGTGGCGGTGGCGCCTACACAACTGGAACCGCGTTCGTGGTGGCGATGGTCGGCGCTTCAGGTGGCGGCGGAAATTACCAGCAGACGACCGGCGGATCTAGCGTGTTCACGTCAGGCGGGTATAGCGGCGGCAACGGCGCTAGCTATTCGGGCGGCGGCGGCGGCGGCGTCGGCGGCGCTGGTGCCAACGGCGTGGCCCTTTCGACGACCGGCGCAGCGGGTGGCCTTGGCAAGGATTCCGACATCCTCATATCCGGCACTCAGGTCTTCTACGGAGGTGGCGGCGGTGCGGGGAAGTCCAGTGCAGGCGGCACGAGCGGCGCAGGCGGCTCAGGTTCAGGTGGTGCAGGCGGCACGAACGGCGCCGGTGCAGCAGGAGTCACCTACGGCGGTGGCGGCGGCGGCGGTGGGTTGACCGGAGCCAACAACGGTGGAGCAGGCAAACAGGGCGTCGTGATCGTGAGGATCGGCTGATGGCAATCTACGCACGCATTCAAGATTCACTGGTCATCGAGATGCACACCGTGTCCGATGAAGTGCCAGACGCGGACGCATTCCTGGCCGAATTGTGGGGAGGAAATGCAGGGAATTACATCATCACGCCATTACCTGACGATAATGGTTTCCCTCGGATCGGCTACACATGGGACGGGACAAACTTTGCGGCACCAGAACCGCCCGAGGTCGCGCCATGAGCTGGAAACTAGCGGCGGCAGCGGACACGCTCAGGAAACAGGTCAACACGCGCTACCCAAAGCGCGACAAGTCGAGCGACGGCACGATAGGAGACCAGGCACACAAGCGCCGGATATCCGACCACAACCCAGACAAGTCTGGCTACGTCATGGCACTCGACCTCGATGAGGACGGCTGGCCAGCGCACAAGTTTGCCGACCAACTCATCGAGTACGTACGCAAGTCAGGCGACAACCGGATAAAAAACGTCGTCTACGAAGGTCGAGTAGCAAGCGGCACCTATGCGGACCAACGATGGGTGTGGCGCAGCGCCCCTAGCCTCGGACACGCACATCACATTCACATCAGTTTCACCGATGCAGCGAAGCACGACGGGCGCCCATTCCCATTGCCGATCCTTGACATGCCACAGGCCCAGCCGGTCGAGCTGGTGCCAGCGAAGAAAACAGCAGCCAAGAAAGCGCCGGCAAAGAAGACAGCACCGCCGAAGCCATGACCGAATTGTTCACTACCGTCATCGGCCTGCTCGTTGCTGTCATAGGGCTCGTGGCGCTAGTGATACGTGGCCAGTCGAAGGCGCAACGACCGAACGGTGGCAAATCACAGTACGACCTGCTGCTAAGGATCGAGTCGCGACTCGACAGGCTTGAACGCAATCAGGACGAGCACCTACGACACCATCTGAAGGATTAGCCATGCTTGACAAACTGTCGCCCGAAGCCAGGCACCTGATGCTGCTACTTATCGGCGCCCTAATTGCTTGGGCCAGCACCGAACTGCCAATGCATCTAGATCCGTTACCGGCCAGCCTGCTCGGCGCATTCACCACCGTCGCCCTGGCATGGCTGACACCACTGACACGGCAATATGGCATCGGCGCCCCTGACAGTGTTGACAAGATTGGGTAATTTGATAGGCTAGGGTCTAGGTCGGTCACAAGGACCGGCCAGACCAAAGGGGAAACACCATGTGGTTCATCTTCTACAAGCGCCTCACCAAGCGCGGGCACGTCGGCACCGACATCCTGTCCTACCCAGACAAGACAGCGATCGGCTACGAGTCCTACGCCGAAGCTGAGAAGGCAGGCGCAAAGTTCTTGGAATCCGGCCTTGACGGCGTTTTCTGGTTTGAGGCTCGACGGATCTACTAGGCACCGAACGGCCCACACAACAGTGTGGGCCGTTTCCTATTTGAGAGGAAGCAATGAGCGACACAAATACCTACTCGACACGGCAGGCAGCCGAGGTCCTCGACCTGAGCCAGTCGACCGTTCAACGCATGGCAGACGAAGGACAACTACCGTCCTACAGGACACCAGGCGGTTTTCGCAGGCTTGACGCTGGCGCTGTGCAGGAATACCGCAGGACACGAATATCGAGCACGGTCACACTGGTCGAGCCGTTCGGTGGTGACGCCGCATGATCGCCGAAGCAGCTTTGACTGCAGTCGTACAACTGGCACCGGCCTGCACTGACCCGGTCGTCAACGTCCTGCACTCTGCAGGTTTCCGAGGTCGAGCGCTGCGCTACGCATACGGCATCGTCATGCGAGAGTCGAAAGGCAACGCTCGGGCCATATCGAGCACGTCCGATTATGGCCTGTTCCAATTCAACCGAGCAGCACACAAACGAGCCGACTGGTGGCACTCGACGCGCCTGCTCGACCCGGCCTACAACGCTGCTGTTGCGTGGCGCATATCGCAAGGCGGTCGCACCTGGTACCCGTGGGACATTGCCGGCAACGGCCAGCACCTCGGGCGCTACAGCAGTCGAGCGACATACCGAGTGTGGGTCCAATACGTCAGGGAGTATCCATGCTAGAGCCAGCGACCTACTCGTGGCGCTGCACACTGTGCGACGCCAACGGTCACGGTGGCGCGTCAGCGTTCGCCGTTCACTACAGGCACAAGCACCAAGAACCGCAACCAACCTACACAGGTTTCCTCATTGAGGCGCGCGATGAGCACGGCCTACGAGGCACAGCGGCCTACCAGTGGGCGCACTCGGCGTACGCCGAATATGTGCGCAATCAGCAGTGAAGACACCGAAGCGGCTACCGAGCGCGCGTGAGTTTGCTCTACTCACATGGGACGCACGCATCGAGGTCCTGTCGGCGCTGCGAGCAATACAACTTGCCTACCTACAAACCGAAGAAATAAGGGGAAACGATGACCTACGAAATACCGACCAAGCCAAAGGATGAACCGGATCTAGTCGTAGCCGAGCTGCTCGGTGTCATCAACAAGATGTCACACAGCAATAAGCGACTAGAGAACATCATCAGGGCATACCAGGCGATCGCAAGCAGCTACGACCACAAGGCTGCAGCACTACGCGACGAGCGCGACCGAGCCAGACACACAGCAGCCGTCCTTGAGGCAGAGTGTGCCAACTGCTGGGGCCCTGTGCACTCGCAGACCATCGCTGGCATACGCATGGCAACAATGCTGCAGATAGCCGAGGCGGTTGACGATGTCGAGGGATGACTACGTAGAGGTCAGCGAACGGATTAGGCAATTCGTCGAGCAATACCCAACAGGCTCACTGCAAGCGGATTGGGGCATGGTCGACCGTGATGGCGAGCAGTGGCTAGCCGTCAAGGCGTACGCCTACCGGACGCCCGACGACGCTCGACCTGGTATCGGTCACGCATGGGAACCGATCCCCGGTCGGACGCCGTTTACCAAGGGCTCGGAACTGATGAACGGCGAAACAAGCGCATGGGGCCGAGCACTAGCAGCAATCGGCATAGCCGTAAACAAAGGCATCGCGAGTGCTAATGAGATTAGGTCAGCGCAAGGTCGAGCAGACGACCCAGTCGCTGCCAAGGTCGCAGACATGGGCAGTTACCGGACACCATCAGGTGGGCACAAGTCGGAAGGCGCGCAGCAGGCGACACCGAAGCAGATAGGACTACTGAAAGGCACGATGTCGAAGCAGCACATCAACGAAGCCGTGCTAGCCGACTACTGCACACAGCAGCTCGGTTTCGAGCTCCCTGTGGAAGGGCTCGGCGCACTAACCAAGGCGCAGGCCTCCGTCATCATCGACGCGCTACTGAAGTCAGCAGCAGCGCCAGCGACACGGTCGAGCGCGCCAGTCGAAGACGACCCGTGGGTGACGTCATGACGTGTCCAGTGTGCGAAGCGTTCATGGAACTGTTCGACGAATGCAACGACTGCCTACGACTGCAGTACGAGCCCACACCACTGAAGCGGACAGGTCGCCCGCCTGCATCAGCGCGACCCGGCATTTGTCTACGTGGACACGTCATGATCAAGGCAGGGCGCTGGCGCTGCAAACCATGTGAAGCCATCTACGCCGACAGGAAACGACAGAAGAGGAAGGCCGAGCGATGATCCAAGCAATCGCCCTGGTCCTCGACTTTGCACCAACGCACTGGACACCAAGCACTCGTATGGTCGCTGTCGCCCTAGCCGACTACGCCAACACTGACACCCGCCTGTGCTGGCCGTCGATATCCAGCCTGTCAAGACGCTCAGGGGTGTCAGGTCGCCAAGTCCAACGATGCCTACGGCAGATCGAGGCAGACGGGTGGATTGAGCGGACATGCGGCGTACACAAGGTGGGGACAAACCTGTGGACATGGCGCAAGCGCATAGCGCTAGGGGGTGACACCCACGTCACCCCCAGGGTGACACCAGTGTCACCCCTGCTTAGAGGGAAGGGGTGACACCCATGTCACCCGAACCGTTATCTCTTAACCACCATAGAACCGTCACCGGCCACAGTGGCTAAGAACCACCGGCGCTCAGCCGGATATCAGAAATGGGTAGCGCAAGTCATGGCTAGCTGTGAGCCCGTATGCATCAGGTGCCACATGCCAGTCGACATGAGCCTTCCACGCACAAGCAAGTGGGGAGCAAGCGCAGACCACGAGCCAGCCCTAGTACTGACAGGCGAACTACTCCCAAGCATGGACGGCGCAGGCATCGCACACCTCGACTGCAACCGAAGACACGGCGCAGCACTCGCCAAGAAACTGCACGCCAAGCAGCAGACCCGTTCCTTAAGCACGCCCTTTTCAC